CTATAGGTTCTGCAGCCTTTACCTCGAAAGGGGTACTGTGCAGAAAAGATCATATGATATGCTTGCATGCTAATTCATACAGTGCGGGGTGCGACTCCTTGCAACACGTGCCTGTGCTGGTTTGACCCCAGTCTTGGAAGTGTGAACTTCAGGTTTGCCCGTAAGGGACGCGTGGCTGTTTAAATGAATTTCGTGTGTGCTGTCATGTGAGGGATATGAAGACGTTCTGTCGTTTCTCTTCGGAGATGGTGTACGTGCGACACCCGCTGGTCGTAGATGATCCTGAGATCGGGACTTCACTCTTTGAGTGGGGTAGCTCGATTCAGAAGTTCCTACGGCGCAGTTTGGGGTTACGTAACTCCGTAGAAATACGGATGAAGAGCACCTCTGGAACTAGTGGGGGACTGCGAGGCAGATGTCCGACCTGTGGTTCCTATAGTATGCTCACCCAACTATATTCACATAGCTTTAAAAGTTTGGGCTTTACCAAAGTACAAAAGAGACAAAATGGCCAATGACGCTCAAAACATTTTTAAAATCGATATTGATCCCAACTATTGGGATATTAATGCTAATGATACTCTGCGACCTTCTGTCGCATTTGAGCCAGTTCAGTTCACTGACGGCTTTTCTGGAATACCTCTATCTGGAGCCCATGATTCGCCACACCAACAGCGGTTTGCTCCAGTTGATCACTCTGACTGTCCTCCCAATACTAATGTCAGGAGTGATGTACCTCCTCATAGATCTGGACGAGATGGAGGCAGAGGTCAGGTTCCTGAGACAGGACCACGCCGCGATGGTGGATCTAGCGGCTCAGGCGATCGGCGTACTGGAAGCGATCGCTCCCCAAGTACAGGCCCATCTAACGCAGGAAGAGATGGACGAGATCCAACAACTGGGGGTAATGTTTCCTCCGGTCCAACCCGTTCTGGCCCAAATGCAGATCGTGGTGGTCGGGGAAAACGAGGGGGCTCCCGCGGAGTAAAGCGCTATGTGCGCAAACGAGACAAGAACGGTCTCGTTGAGGAGGCCATCAATCTTGGCCAACAACAGGCTCGGGGTAATGCAGACTATGAGCGCAGCCAAGCCTACGAGATTGAACTCCTCCAGAAAGAACTTGCAGAGGCTAAATCTAAAATTCCGCCTACTGCAGACTTTGAGGAAGAAAAACACAGACAGACCCGACTCCTCAGTGGTAAGCTTGAGATCTCCCATACCAAGCAAGTTTATTATGAGCCACACCTTCCTTGGTTTGTCAGCACTCCTCTCTTCCTCTCCTGTCTCATAGTGGGTTTTGTTATCGATGTCCCACTTGTCTCTGTTTTCTTGGTGATGCTGACCATTTATTTCTCAGCCCCAGGAATCTTCCGCGTAGCCTCTCTTTTGAAACGAAGAGACGCGGAATCATATGGATCGGCGCTAATGACTTTATCGAGTGCTATCCAATGGCTCTATCTTCTGGTGAAGACTCCCGCAATGTTCCAATTTCTTATGCACTTTATGTGGGAGGGAGGGAACCACAGTCACCATCAAGATTGGAAGCTTTTATTAGAGCTGTTTTCTGAGCTCCTCAGCGAGAAGCATGATTGGTATGCGTTGAAGTTTGGAACCATGCTTCTGCTGAGTATTTATATTTATGTGTTCCACCGCCTTAAACCGGATTTGTCTTCGTGGCGGGGTATCTATGATAGGAAAGGAACACTGGTGTCTCTGTTGTCTGGCTTGTTGGCATCCCTATGGTTTAATATGCCTTGGGCTGGACTATTATACTGCATTGGATGGCTCCTTTTTAGAATTAAAACGATCCCAGATTCCTTCATGAACGCTGGTTTCTGTAGAACTTTCAATAGGAAACAACACTATTATGTCGTCACGGAGCAGTTGATGACGGAGCGTGAGGACGATCTTGACCTCAGAGATGACAATGCAGCTAGAGGTGTTTTGAGACACCGACGACCTTTGTTGGTAAAATACCAACATCGTTACTGGAAATATCAGTGGTCTTCTACACCGAAAATTTCCGTACATTATGCAAGCGCCAGGCTTCTTATTCAGCTGGCCCTTCATAAACACTCGCATGTATCTTTAGATCCTACTATTGTACTGGCTAACCTACATCATGCTGCTGGTAACAATACGAGTGTTAACATGCCTGACTATGCTGTACTGAAAAGAATCACCCCTCAGCAAGTTGACCCTGTGACAGGCATGGGCGTTGAGACTGTCTCCGCCAATAGAGGCTTATTCGAACCTGGTATGAACACATACAAAGCTCATCCGTATGGAGGTTCCGTCGAATTAGCCTATGCTATGTATCTCGAAGAGCGCGAGCACGTTAAGTACTCGGCTTTTCCGGAGCTCCCCAAGATGTAAATTGTGGTGGTGACGTGGTGGCGTTCGGTTATAGAGTGGGCGAAGTTAAACTCGACCCTCTACCCCCAACCGACCCATCTGTGTCTATAATAGTGTCTGATGTGAGCGACACCAACCTACGACCCGTTGAGATGAAGTCTCTCGGTTGTCATGTGGCTGGCGCTGCTCTTCCTCATCCTGACACTACTGACACTGTCACCAGCATCGCGGGGTGCCTCAAGAGATTTACGCTCGCTCCTCCAGCTCCGAGGAGAGGCATTAGGAGAAGGTTTTCTCGATTCGTTAAGAGATGGTGTGTAAGACATCTCGTTCCAATTCCTCCCGATGCCGACCTCTCTGTAGAAACTTGGATTAAGAACTGTAAGAACTATTCTGAGGCTAGGAAACGTCAATTACTCACTGAATGGAGAAGAATAGTCAATTTAGCAGAGAAGAAAAATATGAAAGTTGATTCTTTCATCAAGGATGAGCTTTATCCTGCTTACAAACATTCGAGGGCCATCAATTCGAGAACTGATGCTATGAAATGCGCCCTTGGTCCAATTTTTAAATTGATAGAAAAAGAGGTCTTCTCTCTTGACTGGTTTATCAAGAAAATTCCAGTTTCAGAAAGACCAAATTATATCATGGACCGTGTCTACATAGAAAATGGAATGTTTGTTACAACAGACTATACAGCTTTTGAGAGTCTGTTTACCCCTGACCTTATGAAGAGTTGTGAATTAATTATGTACAAATATATGACTAAAAATCTTCAAGGTCATCATTTCACCGAAATCATTGAAGATTTGCTCACCGGTGAAAATGTTTGTCGATTCAAGTGGTTTACAGTGAGCATTCTGGGCAAACGTATGTCAGGCGAAATGTGTACCAGCCTTGGCAACGGCTTTTCGAACCTAATGGCTATGTTGTTCTTATGTGAGGAATTAGGTTCCGAGGTTGTGGGAGTTGTAGAAGGAGATGATGGATTATTTTGCGTCAAAGGAGAATGTCCCACAGCCAGAATGTTTCAGGAACTAGGTCTCCTGATTAAAATGGATGTACACAACACGATCAGCACGGCTTCTTTTTGCGGACTGATCTTTGATCCGTTGGACCGTATCAATGTCACGGATCCTATTGATGCTCTTTTATCTTTTGGATGGACTTCTAAACGTTACGCCAAAAGTAAAAGCAAAAAGCTCAAGGGCTTGTTGCGAGCTAAGGCTCTCAGTCTTGCTTATTCATACCCTGGTTGTCCCATACTTCAGAGTCTGTCTGACTATGGGCTTCGTGTTACTCATGGAGTACGTATAGATCTCAATGCTTTGGATTCATGGAAGCGAGAACAATTCATGCTTGAACTCGGAAAAGTGCGCGTCCGTAAGACAGTACCGCTCCGAACCCGTTTGTTAATGCAAGATCTATACAACATTCCTATACACGTTCAGCGTGGTATAGAAATGTATCTCGATGGATTGCAAGACCTCCATGCCTTGGACTGCGCCTGGATTAACATGTGTGTACCTGATAAATACAAGGATTATTACGCCAACTATGTACACAAGGTTCCTTACGAGGAATATAGGTATCCTAATCCGGCCAGATTTCCAAAAATGAAGGACTATGACGCGCAAAGAAAGAGTATTCTTGCTCATAGTCAAGTGGTAGTCCTCGGACCCGAAGACGACGACTACTGTAAAGTCAAATTTGGATGACCA